GACATGAAGGCTTGATTGAATGTGGTTTGATTCGCAAGTTGTCCGTTTACGACTGACATGAATCTACTCCTTGTTGATCACTTTGAAAGTCAAAAGGCCCGTCTCGAAGTATTCGGGAAGGCCCCTATCATAGTATTCTGTTAACTCATACCCAGTGCCGTCTGATCCAGACGCCGAAGATTCCAAGTACACTTTGTCAAAAACATCGCGGTTGTTTTCATCTTCCATGAACTCAAGCGGATTCTTTTCAACCGCGTAGTCCATGAAAGCGATTGCTTCTTCAACCGCTGAAGGATTGTTTCGGATCAAACCGTCAGTCGGTTGATTCGTGATATACTTTGCATTACATTTGATCATCCGATCAACGCCAAAAGATTGAACCGATACGTTGTCCCCTGACGCTGATTTTGAAACGACAGCGTTCACAAGTTTTTTGTTCACATATTTTGACTTGTAGTCTTGCAGAGGGAATTGCGGTGCCCACTCATAACCCGAAGGCAAAGAACCCACAAACGAAGTATTATTGAGAATGTCCGCTTGTGGGAAGCCAAGCAAGGCCGCTGGGGTGTTCAAAAAATTTGTGCCCGTGCCGAACAAAAGATCGGCTGGGCCGCTTGATGTGAAAGTCACGATGCGAGTTCGACGATCAACGGAATAGTTCCAGTCAAGCGCACTTGCACCGTTCAAAGCATTCGTCACAACTTCCAAAAACTTCGTGAAAGTATAGCTTCCCACTGGAAGTTCGGCGGTCTTTTCAGGGCCGCCTGGACTGTCAGCAAAATTGATCAGGTTGTTGTTTTCATCAACCTTGTGCCCGTAGTAGAAAACCGAATGTGTCTTCAAAGCCACCGTTTACGCCCCCCTGATCACAAGACCTTGATCCGCAAACTGTTCTTCAAGAATTTGTGCGATTTCAAGACCTGTTTCACGACGGTCAAGGACATTGCCGTTGATCGTCAGGTTGATTGATGTCGCTGGCACTTCGGCAACTGTTTCAGTCGGCAAAGGTGCTTCGACAATTGGGCCAGTATTCGGAAGTCCAGGTGTCCCGCCCGTCCCAGGCTGGAATGCGGCTGAACCGCCCCCGCCTTCCCCGATACTCGCAATCTTCGCCACGTTCGCCGCCGCTGCAGCACCCACAAGTGCCGCCGCCGCGAAGTTGAAAGGATATGGCACTTGCGCAAGGGCATTTTGAACGGCAACATAGCCGTCCATTGTTGCCTTTGTGATTGCGGCGGCCTTCCCGATTGCAGCGAGTTCGCCCGAAGCATTTTGTTGAAGTGTTGCGATTTGACCTAAAGCGGTCGCGGTCGCATTGTAGGCCGAATCATTTGCGGCCTTTTCAAGTTTCTTTTTGTTGTCAATATAAGTCTTGTCGATCTTCAACAAGTTGTTCACATGTTGTGACTCAAGGGCTTCACGCGCTTGATTGCGAAGATCAATGTCGTTGATACCGTTGTCAGCAAAGAACTTTTCAAGTTGCGATTTGTCTTGTTGAAACTTCAGTTCAGCCGCATATCTTTGTTGATATGTGACCGCTTCAAGATTTGCACGGGTTTGTTCGCGTGTGAACTCATCTTGTGCAAGCTGAAGTTCTGAAGCCGCAAGTTGTTCGTTGAGTGATTGAACTTTTGCAACGAGTTCTTGTTTTCGTCGCAAGTATTCATCCGAAACAGTTGAAGGTTGTCCAGCCACGGCCCCCGTGTTTACGGCGGCGGCTTGTTCGGCGGCCTGTTTTCTTGTGGCTTCTTCGAGTTCTTTTTGATACTTCACAAGAAGGGCCGACTTTTCTTGGATAGATTCTTTGAAACTATCTTCCAAAAAGAATCGTTCAACTGCATTGAAATTTCGGAGTTGTTCTTCGGCCCCTTTGATCGAACCCGTCAAATACCGAATTTGCATGTTCAGTTTTTCAACTTGATCCGCTGGATTGTTTGCCGTTTGAAATGCTTTGTTGATTCCAGCAACAAATTTTGAAACAGAATTTGCGGCGTCCGCAAGTGTCTGTCCCAAAGTATTTGAAGCCAAAATTGCAAGCTGATCTTTGAGTTCACCGACGGCCACGCTGAAACGCTTGACCGCATCGGTCGCCTTGCCGCCGTCAACATCAACATTTCTGAACCGTTCGTTGCCCTGTCTCAACACTTCATTCAGAAGTGCTTGTTGCTTTTGTTGTTCAGACAAAAGTGGGACGACAGTCCCAAGTGTTCGGGCATAGTCTTTGTAAACCTTTTCAGTATCGACAAGAATCCCAAGTTGTTTCAGTTGTCGAGTCTGTCCGGTGAAGATTGCATTTGTGATTGCTTCAGTATTCTTGACAACATCGCCGCCGAAGATTGCATAGGTTTTTCGTGCGAGTTCAAGAATTTGTGGCAACTGTTTCGCATTGTTGCCAAGTTGAATGAATGTTTCAGAAGCGAGTTGCAAAAGTTCTGATTCACCCACAAGGCCGTCAACGGCTTTGGATAGATCATCACGAATTGCATCGCCCGCGATTCCCGCTTGTTGTGCAAGAACCTTGAATTTGTTTTCGAGTTTGATTTCTTTTTCGCCCGCAATGATCAGGTCGAAAGTCTCTTTTGCAGCAAACCCCAGGGCCACAATCCCAGCCGTCGCAGCGGCAAGCGGTCCCGCAAGCCGCGCAAGACCTGTCCCCATCGCGGCACTTGCGTCAGCGGCGGGAAGGATTGCGTTCAACGCTTTGTCGATTGATTTGTTGCCCGTGATTTCTTTTGCAAACGCTTCTTCAAAAACCGATGCGCTTTCTTGCGCCGATTTCTTGATGTTGTTTGATCCGGTGATTGCGTTGATAGCGTTGTCGATGTTTTGTTTCACCGACGCTTTGTAGATTTTGTCTTGCTTTTCAAACGCTTCGGCAAATGCCGCCGCTGATTCCTTCGCGGATTTCTGGGCCGTCTTTCGCGTCTCGTTCACAATCCGATCAATGGAATCTTTGAGTTCGTTTTCTTGTTTTTGGAAGTATTCACCGAAGACTGCCGCCGACTCCTTCGCGGATTTTTCGGCGCGTTTGTCGATGGCTTTGAACGAATTGTCAATCGAACTCTCCGAGAGTTCGACATCGAGTTGTATCTTATTTTCGTCGGCCATCTTTGCCCCCAAGTTTTTGCACTAAGAACGAAGCGTCTTTTGCTTCTCTCTTGTAAATGTCTCGCGGATAAGCCGCCGCGTATAGCTTCTTGTCCCTTTCTATCTTGGCGTTTTTTGTCAGACTCGTATGTTGAAACGCCCTGATCAGAACAAGTTGTTCTTGCGCTTCAAGAATGTCGATGGCCTTCCATAACTTGTTGAAAGCCGCCGCCGGAAGAGAAGCGGCTTCCCTATATGAAAGCCCAGGATAGAATCGAAGAACCTTTGCAAACTGAACGTCGTTGAAATCTAGTTTTTTTTTGCGCCGACGGTGTATAGAAACAAGTCCGTGAGACCTTTCATGGACATCTTTTCAAGCACGTCTTTCGGCAAACCGAGTTCAACAAAAAAATTGATATACAAATCAGCGGCACCCACTGTCTCGTCGTCAGCTTTCTCTTTGAATTTTTTGGCTGTCACTTGTTGTTCAATCGCTGACGGCGCACGGTACTTGTAGGTTTGACCTTTGTAGATCAATTCAAGTTCTTCGTCTTCATATTGAAATCCCATTCGGATTCTCCTTCTCTTAAAGCGTGGCCCCGTGCTTAATCGCCTGGGGCCTTAATTGGATCAAAAGTCAAAAGTTTACGCAAGTGATTGCGAACCGTCACCGATAGAAAAGTAGTTGACGCGGCTATCAACGCCTTCAGCCGGATAGACTTTGAAGGTGATAGGAAGCGTGAACACGTTTTCACCCGAGAAGGTCAAGCCTGTCAGGTTCGGAATCGCTTTGTGGAAGGTATAGTCTTCAGACATATCACCGTCCAGCAAGCGAACAGGGTGAAGGCGCAACTTCGTTGCATACTTGAACATGTTTTCAAAGTTCTTAAACGTGCCCATTCCGAACACTTCAGAACCGTTGTCAGGGATGAAAGAACCGCCCGATTTGACGAACATCTTTTTGAGTTTTTCTTTTGTCGTCTCTTCAAGGTTCATCGTCACTTCAACGGAAGACACACCGTTCTTCAATTGCGCGACAGGCGTGGTTCCTTCAGCGTGGCAAGTGACATCAATGAAAGACTCTTCAAACGACACTTCGATGTCGCCTTCGATACAACCGAGTTCATCTTCAGTGTCACCTTGAACAAGGATTTCAAAACCGAAATCAGTGACAAGAAGTGGGTTCTTCGCATCGTGCATCGACGGTGCATATCCGGCAACTTCGTGATCAACTGTGATCACGTTGTTCACAACGGTCGCACTATATACCGTCGTCAAAGCGTCGATCACACTTTGGAGTTCGGCGGCGATTTCTTGAACCGTGTCGATGCCTGGATCAGAAATGTCAACTTCGTGCAAAGTCGCATCGGCAAGAGAAGGTGCAACGTCACTTCCAGTCACATTGAACCAGAAGACATGCTTCACGATTGCGCCCGCAAGAACCGCATACGAATGGAAGTATGCGCCCGCAAGGTCGGCTTTCACAACCCCAGCACGAATCGTGATCTTCTCTTTTTGTTTTGTGTTGAGACCATAAAACACTTTCATCGCCTCAACTTTGATGTTTTCTACTCCCATTTTTTAACTCCTTTTTTGGTTTAACAAATAACAATTTCGCAATCGAATGTAAGTTCAAGAACCGCACAGTTATCGTTGCCTTGCGTGAGTTTACGAATGTCGATCAAATTCGGAAGGACATTTTTGATTGTGGCCTGATTCAGCCGATTAGAGAGCTTGCAGCACTCTTTGACAATAGCGTCCGCGAATTTCAGCGCAGAGTCAACGGCTTCCTTCGGTTCACGGTATCCCTTGATGAACACCTGAAGGCGAACTGGACAGTCAAAATGAAGGCAAGTGTGGGCCGTCCCAGTGTAGTTGAACGGTCCGAACTCCACATGCCAAGACTTGTCAAGAATACCCGAAGGGATGTTTTCGATGTTGAAAGCATCCGGCCATTCCCGAAGGTCCTGATCAACGGTTTTCATTCTGGCTTCAAAATAAGGTCTCAAGTCAATGAAACTCATCGGAAGAACAACCTTCCTGAACGAATGTCTGGGCCGTTCGGCACATCGGATTTGTTGTCACCATCCAGGTCTAGTTTCAGAACGGCGCGGTCACGCGATGCGATTTCAAGTTTTTCATAGTAGGCGGCTTTCTTTTTGAACACGTCGTCAACGTCGTTCTGTGCGCCCATGAAGAAGAGTCGAAGCACCATGTAGTAGGACCACATGCGAACATCGGAATGATCGACAAAAGCCCACTTCGTCAGCTTTCTTTGTTGTTCGTCGCGGTATCCTTGACGATCAATCCAGTCGAGAATCAAACGCTGGGCTTTTCGGTGCAAATCTTTGTACGATCCGCGTCCCGCTGGAAGCCATTTCATTATGTCCGGTTCTTCGCTGATCAAATCAGAATCATCGCTGAAAAGTGAATCCCCTTCTTCGGTGTAAACTTCCACAAATGCGCTGATCGAAGCGGACTCGACAACCGTATAGGGGCCAGTCGTCCCAGCTTCGACCGTCACGGTCACTTTTCGCAAACCGTATTCGACGGGGAAGCTGACAAGCTGGCCGTCTTCTTTGAACCCAAGATGTCGCAAAAGGCCCGCCGAAGAAAAATTCGGTAGAATCTTCAGCGGTAGGGAGGGGTTCATTGTGATTCTGTTTCGTTCATCTACCGTGAATGAAACAGACAAGGGCGAAACGACAGATTCCATTGCATTTTTGATTGCGGTCAAAAGATTTGCAAGATCATAGGTGCCTGTCAATACGTTCGTCTGATAGCGCGTCCCGCCGACTTCAAAGACAAGTTCAGAGTTTGACGAATCGACATCAAAAGCATACTGGCTGAAGGCCCAGTCTAAGAACCATTTTTTGTTGTCAGCGTTGAAGACATCGACTTCAGCCGCGTCAGCCCCAGCCTTGATCTTGACTCCGATGATCGGGTTTGCCGATCCCTTCACAAGAACAGACTTGGAAGCATCAAACCTTGTCAGGTCTCGAAGCTGAACCTGTTTTTCATTGTGCAAAATTGCAATGATCATTAGCGTCTCACTTCCCAGACAACGCGAAAACTCTTAGATTCATAGAGCATTTGCGGAGTCACGTTTTTATATTGTTGAATCATGGCTTCAAAGTCTTTGAAGCGCAAACCGTATTGTGGCAATGCGCGAAGTGCAACGCGCACAAGTTCAATGCACGACAATTCGCTGTCGTCGGCGATGTTGAAGATCGTATCATACTTCTTGCCCAGTTGTTTTCGGGCCATGTCGATCACGACTTCTGAAACTTCCTTCCACTCTTCGTCAGTTGCAAAACTCGGCGCAAGACACGCGACAGAATCGCAATCAAACACGTCGTCAAAGTAGGCTTCTTGAACTCCTTTTGCGACCGCTTCGATCAGCTTTCCATTTTGATCACTCAAGAAAGCATGTGTCCAGTAGCCCCAGCGCGGGCGCGGACCTTTGAACTTGGCTTTCATCCAAACCCACAAGGCAAGCGCAAAATCGCCTAAAGAAATCAAATACGAAGTCAAATGTGTTCGCCGACGTGACACCCACAAATAAGGCGAAAGTTTCATCAACCGCCGCGCATATTCGCGGTCGTAGGGGCGCAAGTTGAACTCGCGTCCAGTCAGCAAAAACTTGATGCGCCCCCAGTTGAAAGGGCTGATCAGTTTCAAACTCACGAAGTCGATGATCTTTCTAAGCATTCAAACCTTCCTTAGTATGATGTCTTCTGCAAAATATATTGTTTCATGTTCACGCCTGGGGAGACTGTGATGTTCAAAAATTCAAAGTCTTCTTCGGCGGCAAGCATCGTCTGAAATTGTGGGCTTGCAACGCTGATCCATGCGTTGATCGGCAAGCCGTACTTATTCCAGAAATCACCTACGACCTGAAGGATTTGCGGATATGTCCAGCCTTGCGGCAAATAGTGTTGCGCAAGAACGTCGTTCAGAAATGCCTTCACTTGTTCGATGATCATGGCCCGCGCTTCGGACCTTTCTTGCATCACAAGTTGAAGATGATATGGGTTTGTCAAATCATAGAAGTCGTCAGCGATTGCGAACTGTTCACCCCGTTCGCCGTCCCGTTTGTAGTATGCAAGAAGTTCTGTTCGGCGTTTCATAAAATTCAGTGCATCGGCTTCAAAGACAAATTGAATTTCACAAATTGGAGTTCCCTCGTATGTGTAAACCGCTTTGTCAGGCCGTCCGTTTGGAAGCATCGAAACTGTTTTTTGAAGATACACTTCAGAACGAAGGTGCCTTCTGAAATCAATTTTTGATGGGTGAAGATTTTTGAATTGTTCGTGGACAAGATCAAAAACGCGAAGAGAAGTTTGCGCGTTTTTATTCACAAGATACGAATTGAAATCATCTGTCTCAAGAACAATCCAGTTGTCCTGTTCGTACTGTTCGCGTTCGTGATCACCGATTTGAAGTTTCAGCCACGCCCAGTCTTCAGGGATTTGCGCTTCTCGATTCGGGTTGTATTTTTGTTGTTTGAAAGCGTAAAGCATTATGCAATCCTCACAATCGAAAGTTGGCGGGTGTATGCTGAAGCCGTGCCCGCCGTTCGTCGCCATCTTCCTTCGATGGCTTGTGATCCGTTTACTGAAACAATCGCATGTGTCTCCATTGGAATCACCGCACTTGCCGGATTCCCTGGTCCGCCCGATACATTCGGCGTTGCCTGACGTTGCGAACCGCTCGCCCGAACACCGCCGGAATATATAGAAGTAAAGATGTCAGCATCGTCACTATTTGATTCAACCGAACATCCAAACAATACGAGATATGTGCCCGCAACTGGGGTGATAGACATTGAGTTCATTAAAACGTCAGTTGCACTTGTCGTCGTAGTTGTGCCCGTTGCGTTCACTGTTTGATTCGACAATCCGACAGCAAGTGTTATGTCGGCGGTCAAATCACCGCCGCCCGTGAGACCGTATCCAGAAAGGATTTGTCTTGCCGAAAGTGCGCGGGCGTTGATTTGCCCTTGCACTTTTTGGAATGCTTGAAGGATTGTGTCGGTCGCTGCAAGCGCGGTGTTTGCGCCGACAGCATAGCCCGAAAGAACAGTTGCAAGAACCGTTGCGGCGAAATCAGAAATCGTTGCCGCAAGCTGGGTGCCCGTGTGATTTGCGCGGGCACGATTCGCGGTATCCCTTGCGTTTAGTTGTGCGGGCGTTTCATATCCGTTTGGATTTGAAGCATCATATTTCAAATTAAGTGCGGCTTGCGTGGCCGTAGAAATTGGCTTGTCTGCATCGCTTGTGTTGTCCACATTGCCGAGGCCGACTTGCGCTTTCGTGACTGAATGCGGGTTGTCCGTTCTGGCTTCGTGGGCGTCGATGTCAGCTTGCGCGGCGTCCGCGTCAGCTTGTGCGGCATCGGCTGAAGCCTGGGCCGCAATCACCGCCGTGTTCGCCGCAATCTTCGCGTCGGCATCGACAGTTGTGGTGTGACCGCCCCCGACTCCGATAGGAATGTGATTGTTTGGAAGATTCGGAAGGTCCACAATACCACCGAGACGAACAATCACCGAACCGACAGTTTCGCTGATCACAACGGCTTTTGCCACACGTTCGATGAAATTCGGTTCAACTGGCTTGTCGTCAGTTAAGCCGCCGCCTGGGGCGATATATAGATCATCGCCGGAATCAAACGCACTTGTATTCAAGTTTGTGATTGAACCCTCGATCATCACAGTGCCGCTTGCATTGTTCGGCACATCGTTTTCAAGAAGGCCGATAGAATTGATGCGGGCTGGATTTGAAGCATCGGATTTTTCAATCAATCCGATCCCGCCACCGGATGCACCGACGATGCAAACTGGGGTGCCTTTTGGAATCATTGCGCCCGATTCATTTCGGACGACAGCAATGATTCTATCGGTGCTTGCAGCAAGTGGGGCGGCAAGCACACCGCCGAAGGTCACGCCGTCGCCGATATACAAAAACCCGCTTTCAAGGTCCATGATCAGTTCACCCTTCAATGGGATGAAAGATGTCCTTTGTGCGGTTGTCCCGCGTAGAATTTGAAATCTAGTCACCGCACTCATCTAAAGCCCCCAAGTCAATTTTTCTTTTGCTGCAACAAATAGGAAGATCGTCACAGTCGATTTTGTGAAAAGAATTGAAATCAAGATCAGCAAGCAAGCCGCAATCGAAATGTGTGAAGGGGCCGAAATTTTTGTTTTCTGGCTTCCCTTGAACGAACTCGCCTGTGAATGGGTTGATTTCAAACATCACGGCGAACTCACTTCCACTGTGTAGTTTTGGAAGTCACAGTCGTCGTATGTGATTGTGATTGTTTTCAGAACGGTGCCAGCGGCACCGCCTGTTTTGTAAACGATAGTTTGAACGAGGCCGTCAAGGGTTGATCGAATATAGTCAGTATTCCAGGGCGGTGCGAACGGAAGTTTCGACACGACCTGAAGCGCGTAGTCCCGTTTTTTGACGGGATCAAGATTTTGCGCGGCTTTCTTTAGGACTTCTAGTCCATGATCATCTACGTTCGGCATACCCCTTGAACCTTTCGGTCACAAAAACAAAAGAGTTTTTGAACGGCTAAATTGTGGCCCGTCAGCACTATGCCGACGGGGTGTTTTCTTCGTCTTGTCCTTCGCCTGAACCTTGCGAATCCCCAGAACCTTGCGAATCCCCAGAACCTTGCGGATCAGCGGGCGGCACTTCAGGTGCGGGCGCGGGCGCAGCAACTTTTCTTTCTGCTTTGTAGATTTCTTCACGACGGGCAAGTTCAGCTTCGCAAGCGGCTTTGTATTCCGGCGAAGTGTTTTCTGATTCGATTTGTCTCATCAAAAATTTTGTCCCGTGGTTTTTCACCATGTCCATTTGTGTTTTCAAAGCGGCGGCTTGTGCCTTCTCGCTTGCTTCAGAAATAACTTCAGTTCTCATTTTTCACTTCTTTCAGCCGACCTGATTTGATGTCGGCGCGTTTGTCGTCGGGCACGAACCACAAAAACCACAACCCGCCCGACTGAACGATTGATTTAATTTCGATGCGCTTATCGAGCGCATCGCAAAAAGCCTGAATTGTCTCGGGCTTTTTTGCGGACACCCATCTAAGTCGCGTCGTTCTTGGCAACACTTACAGTCCTTTCGGTTTGAAACCCCTTCTTAGGGTTTTGGTTTTTGAAAAAGCAAAGGGCCGTCCTAGAACGGCCCCGCACCCGATCACCGAAGCAATGCGGGGTTTTGGTTTTGGTTAGACTGTGCAAGTCGCAACGCGAAGGTTCGACAATTGTTTCAACCCGATAAGGGTGTCACAGTTCACACGGGATGCACGACGACCTTCAACACCCAAGTCGTATTCTTTCACGGCCATGCCTTGTTGTGCGGCCATTGTGAAATACGAAGAGTGGAATGCGTACACCGTAGAACCGAACAGAGTCGAGAAGTGCGGCATGAATCCAACAAGTTGCGCGGGCAACTGGCCGGACTGAAGCGGACTTCCACTCGCCACGAAGTCAGACGATGTGAACCCTGTGATGTTGAACACATCATTCAAAGGTCCAGCACCGAGACCGAAGTGACGATCAGCCATCGGCACGTTTTGATTGTCGAGAAGTTCTTTCAGCGCAAGGATGTCCGCAAGTGCGAACGTCCCAGGCGTGACAGCCGTGATCGTGTGATCAGGGGCCGCCGCTGAAGGCACCGTCAACGACAAGATCAACGAGTGAATCTTTTTGTTGATCGAGTAGATTGCCAAGTCTTTCAACTTGTCAACGAACGGGATCGACTGAAGAAGGGCTTTGTTTGTGACAATAAAGTCCTTCACGATTCGCTTGTTGATCACAAGCGGTTGAGTAGTGACAGTCACCGCCTCGGCATCATTCGCATCGGCTTCGGGAAGTTCTGTCCCTTCGTTGAACTCGGGCACAGTCGGGATGTTGACGGTATCACCCAAGTTTTGGATTTCACCTTCATAGTCACGGCTGATAATAGAGTTCATCGGCAATTCGGCCAGAAGAACATCATAATATTTTTCGGACCATTGTTTAGGGACGATGGCACTGACTTCAGCCCCAGTCGTCATAAATGCGTTTGGCATGTGTTGTCTCCTTTTGTTTTAAAATAAACTTAGCCCCCCTGGGCTTTGTATCTTTGGATCAGGTCGAAATACGCTTTCTTGTCAACGTCAGACTTTGTTTTCTTCCATTGAGCTTCGGCGTTGTTCAGGTCCGCAATTGTCACGGTCCCGTTTTGTGGCGTCCCCAGATTCGGGGTTGAAGGATTCACTGAAGGCACTGTCTTAGTGAACCAGTGTGGGCGAAGAGTCTTAAGTTTTGCAATGGCTCTGTCGGCCCCAGACACAAGAATCTTGCCTGTGCTTGTAGTCTCGACAGTCAATTCGTCAAAGTCAAGCAATTCTAAATCAGGCAGAGACGCGGGGTTGATCCCTTGTTTCATAGCCTCGGCTGAAAGGGCACTGAACTTCTTTTCAGCAACTAGACTCGACTTCAGTCCCTCATACTTGGCTTGAAGTTCTTTTGCCGTTGTTTCATGGTGTTCGGCAACTGACTTCCAGTCTTCCTTTTCTTTGTGGCCTTGAACTTTCATTTCAGCCAAACGTCTTTCAAGTTCAGCCTTTTCTTGCTTGAACTTGTGCATATCCGCTTTCACTCTGTCGTATGCTTCTTTCGACACAAGCGATTCAGTAGGGGGATCGACTGGGGGATCGTTTGGGTTTGGATTGTCGTCTGGTACCTCGATCATCTTTGGAGTACCGTCCGCATTCAAAATAGGTTTGCCGTCAGCATCAACGGCTGGGATCATCTTAGGCATAGTCGCCTTCCTTTCAAATTATCACACGAAGAACATCTTGCGCGTGGCGATTGCACGGCAATCACTTTGAAGATAGTAGGGCCTTAATTCGCCGTGCGTAAAGATTTTTTATTTTGCGCAGCACAGAAATTCTGAAAGTCTCGCCCTTCAACGGGATGAATCGACGGGGCGGGATAGCCTCGGCACCCGATCTGGACACGGTGCCGACATTGTTCGCAACGGCCCGCACCTTCACTTCTTCAGGCGCATCGGTCGTGATTCCAAGCGTGAGTCTTCGGCCCGAAACACGAACCGCTTTGTAGAAAGAAAGCATCACACCGGACAAATAAAGTGAAACAGGACGCTTCGACTTTTTGTCGCCTGGATATTTCTTCGGGTTTTTGTATCCGCGAAATCTTCGATTGCCTTCATAGGAATCAACGGGCGAAACACCCGCCGCAATCATTCGTTTGATTTCACCGTCCACAACTTCGGATTGCATATCCTGAACAAACTTTGCATCAACAACTTTGTTTAGTTTGTTTTGAATCGTTGCCCGAAATTTCGATGAGACCTTTACTTTGAACACTAGAAGAACCCCAGCAAATCTAAGTCTGATAGAATTTCAACAAGGTCTTCGTTTCTGAATACCGCAAGCGTGAGTTCGGCGCGAGACATCGGGCCGAACTTCTGTGCGAGAATATCAAAAAGTTCTTTCTTCGTTGTGACACCTTTGAAGTCTGATTTTTTGAATCCGACTTCTTCACTTATAGCATCGGCCACAATTCGATCAACTTCAGCCTGGATCGACTTCTTGTAGGTCTGGCCTTCATCCGGCAAGAACCTTCGAGTGGGCAAAGAACTTTTGCCTGACAAATTGTTGTGGCCGTCAGCGGCCCTGGCGCGTTCGCCGTAAACACCTATTTCAATCCCGTTCTTTGTTGGATAGAAATTGAGTTCATCTTTCATCACGCCGTCGAACTCCAAGTTCGCTTCGCCCGATCCCACTTCTTCAAGTTTTCTTTTTCGATAGTTTTTTGACAATGCTTTGAAGCCGCCTTCCCCCTGGACAGGCGACTTCTTTTCGTTCATCGCAACAAGTGTCTGTTCGACAAGATAGTTGCCGACATCTTCTTGAATGCGCTTCTTCACTTTCAACGGCAAAGATCGACCTTCAAAAAGATCAATCTCAACCGATGTTTCAGAATCACTGATCGTTTTGCCCGTCACCTTCATCGTCTTCACCTTCCATGTCGTCTTCAGCCGGATCGTCTGGGTTCGGGTTGTTTGGATCGTCTGGGTTTGCTGGATCAGTTTCGTATTCAATGCCCGCCGCTTTCATCGCTTCAGATTCAAGCATCTTTTCTTTGATTCGCTGTTCAATCAACTTCTTGAGTTTTTCTTCGGCTTGTTTTTCATCAAGCGTCGGATCGTCTTTCATCAACAAAGACAACATTGTGTCGATGCCAAGGTCTTGACGAAGTTTCAAGTTTTCAAGTTTTTCTTTTTCAGACATGATCGGAGTCGGATCGTTGAACTTCACGCTGAAGTTCTTTTTGAATCCTTCAGACAATGAAAGCCCTTTGAGTTCATCAATCAAATTCTCATCGCCGTATGTAGTCAACACGGCGTTGATAGCTTCAAAGATGTCCGCTTCCTTATCGACAAACACCTGACGTTGATCTTGCACATCTTCAAGCGATTCAGCTTTGTCGATGATCAGCGCGATGCCCGAAGGCAAAGTGCCAGAACTCGAAAGTTGTGTGGACACGCCGCTTGTCGAAAGATTGTTCGTCGTCAAAAACAAAGCGATATACATTTCGATGAGTGAACGAAGCGAATCAAGTTGCGGATTCGCATTCAAGAATCCCATCTTTGGTTCGGCCTGTTCATCTTTTTTGTATTCAGCGATAATTGCTTTTGTCGGACCTACTTTGATCGAACGTGGAAGATTCTCGCCCGTGATATAGAATTGACCATAGCCCTGAACAGTGCCCACATGATTCGTGTGTGTGATCAAAGCATTGATCAAGATTGCGCCGTCGATCAAATCATCACCGCCTTCAGCCCAGAAAGCACCGTCTTGATCAATCGCAAAGTTGATGTGATTGAAGACGCCCAGTGGGTTTTTGTTTTCTGGATTCTTTTCGTCTGGGATGATTTCACCTTTTGAATTGCAAGTGAAATGCAAAGACTTCGACCAGAACACATAAGTCTTTTCACCTGTCGGTGACGAATGGTTTTTCTGATCAGCGGGCTTGTCCGCAATGATTTGATCTTTGCCATCGGGCACGTTCGCATTTTGTTCTGGCACCGCAATGAGCGGGATCGGTGAACGCTTCCCATCGAATTGCGCAAGTGAAGTTGCGGGCGGCTGATAGTCAGACAAGATCACACACATTGCTTTTGTGCGGTCGTAGTAGTCTTCAACGACATCATACAAGAAAGGCAAAAGGGCTTCGAGTTTGATTGCCCATTTAGTTTCAGAACCGTCAAAGTTTTGAACCGGACAAGGCTTCACAAACAAATCGACGTTCTTCTCAAGTTTCAAGAAGCGATTTGTTCTCTTCAGTGCCGTGTTGACATCAAGACGCTTCTCAATGTCTTTCAGTTTTTTTGTTTCGGCTTCGTTGCCGCTGATCGTTCGTTCAACGCCGTTGCTATACACGCGGGCAAGTTTGTCGATCACCTTTTTGACAATCGAAATGTTTGAAAGCGCGTATCGCATTTCTTCAACGGTGTCCGCATCGAATTGTCGAAGAAGTGCCTCAACAACATAGTGATTCGTTTTGTCCTTGTAGCATTGATAGCGACGATAGGCTTGAAACTTTCTGGTTTGGTTTTCACGGGATTCGATTTCTTCAATGATCTTTGCCCGCACCGCTGGATCAAGAAGTTGTGATTCTGTTTTGATTCGCACTAGCGCATCCTTTCTTGTCTCGTTGCTTTCGCGTTGCCGCTGAAAGGGAAGAGAATGTCACACATATAATCAAGCCCATCACTGAAGTGTGTCAACAACGGATTTTTCTTTGACTTCTCAAGGGTTATCACATCCTGTTCGACGCCTTCAAAATCGCGTTTCAACTCTTTGCATCGAACCGGATGAAACTTGATCAGTCCTTTGTCCAGCAAGTTGTTCACGTTCAACTGACGCGCCCTGAATGAAGGCGCGACCTTTTTGACTCGCACTTCAAACCCAGCGTTGCGCAAGATCGTCACATCGGGAAGACCTTTTGTGCTTCGCGCTTTGCCCGCCGGATCGGGATAGATGATTGAATTTGTGGGGTTGTATCCACGTTCTTTCAACGCCTGGATCATGTTTTCTGTTCGATACCCTTGCGCACCTCTGAGTTCGATGCACTCAATCCCAAAGAGTTCATATCCGTTGTAGCCCCAAACAGTTGCGCAGAACGGATCGACGTTGAAGTCCATTGAAACGTGATACTGTCCGAACTCTTCGCGGTCGATTGTTGAATCGTGGTTCTTCTTTGGATCATACGAATAATAGAAAAGGTTTTCAGCCATGTTCACCCAAAGACCTTTGCGATAGGCTTCAATCCATTTCTGATCGTAGGCTGATTCTAAGTTTTCAAGATAGAACTCATGCAAGTTGTCCACGTTGTCGTCCGTCGAGCCGTAGATGATTCTAAGTTTGTCAGCCATCTTCGGATGTGGGTTTGCAATGAAATACTCGTAGTATTCAGACACATACCCTTCGGGTGTGCCGACAGAACAAACTTGTGGGAATCGCGCTTTCTTCACGCGCACACGGCCCACAACTTCTTTGTATTTCGTAAGCGGGATCAGAGTCACTTCGTTGATAAGCGCAAACGCCCAGTTCGGGCCACGAATAGGTTTGTCAGCCGAAGCCACAAACAATTTGCCGCGAGTCCAGGGGAAGGTGAAATAGTGATCAGTCTTGTGATACTTGTAGGGAATGCCGTTGCGCTGAAGTATGGATTCCATTTCTGGCAACACATCCTTCTTGAACTCTTGATAGTCGGGCGCAACAATGGCCCCGTGATAAGGGGCGTTCAACATTGAAAGTTGAAGGGCTTTCATGCAAAGCGCGTAGGTCTTGCCGCCCCCGAAGCCCGTGGACAAATGCAAAAAACGCGATACAAGATCAGCGTGAAATTCACGTTGATGTTTGTTTTGTTTGTATCGAACTTTGTATTTTTGCAAAGGTGCGTCCCCTCATTGTCTGATCGTCAATTCGCTTTTTGTTTTTTTTTGTAGATTCAAAATAGCGTGACGCCTACAACGAGGGGCCGCGATGAAATGAATCTACAATCTAATCTTCATCGTCCACAAATTCAAGTTCTGCTTGCTGGCTGTCCGCGTATTCATGCCCCCCGCCTGAATCATCAAAGCCCGCAAAGTTCTTCAGCATGAAGTGAACGCTGTATTCTTTTGCTTTCGGCATTTGCCCGAAGGCAACGTGCCGAAGTGCGGCCTTGTGATAGGCGTCGAACGCGGGCTTGCCGACCGCATACGCTTCAGCAAGTTCAGGATGTTGATCAAGCCATGAATTGAATTTTGAATATGTGATGCCCCAGCCCGCAATGATTTCACTTCTTGTCTTGCCGTTTCGCATGTGTGCAAGAAGGTCTTGTGGGTGAAAGTCTTTGTCGTAGTCTGTGCCTGTGTATAGTTGCTTGATTGCGGGCGGCGGTCCGAAAAAGAAAAGCGGTTGTTCGCGCCCCACTAGGCCGTCGATTTCGCCGTCTTCCTTTTCTTCTTTTTTGCCGCCTTCAGCAAGCCATCGGTCCAGTTCTTCTTCAGCAAGAACTTTCTTCTTCGACTTAGCTTTGCGTGAGACGGGCGCGGTCTTCTCTTTCGAGTGCCGCTTCCCTTTCAGCGTCGATTTTTTCATTGCTGATCACCCCCGCTTCGGCAAACTCGCCTGTCGCTTTGCCTTGAAGTACGTCTTCAAACTCCTTGACCTTCGCCGCTTCAGCTTCACGCGCTGACTTTTCAAGATCGGATTCATAGCGACGTTTCGCTTCCCCCTGAAGTCCCATCACGAAATACTTTGTCAAATCATACACTGTGTCTTGCATCGTCTTCGTCTTAAGGATGAGACCTTTGCGACGACATTGCTTTTCGGCTTGAATGAATTGTTCACACAAGTTGTCGATGAACTTGTTTAGATTCGGATGATCTTCAGCGAGAAGTTTTCTTTTCAGTTCTGGTTCTATTTCAAAATCAAGTTGGATAGCTTCTCGATACCATTTTTTAACTTGTTCACGAAGCATGATTCAGCTTCCTTTCTTTCAAATTGTTGTGCGAACATTGTCGCGGCTGTCTCGGCCAAAATCATTTGTCGATCATCCGGTCCGCGTCGATACATATACACTTCGCCGTTTGCATCTTCGGCCACGATCAAAAGTGCAAGTGGGCCTTGCGCACCTTCGTTCGCAAGATCATTCACAAAATTTGTGAAGTGACCTTGATAGATGTGATGCTTGCACGATTCAGGCTGACTCATGTCAACCTTCTTTCATCGGCCCCAACAAATAGGCAAGATGCGCTTGCAACTGTGAAGTCAAAAGTGCCAGTTCATCAACTGTCACTGAAGACATGTGAAGAGAATTTGCTTCGCCTTTTTTTCTTAGTCCCAAAATCACAACGCCTTCGAGTTTGTCCCAAGGGACTTGCTTCTGAACTTGTTGTGGTTTGATGAGTCTATCGCCTTCGTTCAACATCTTAGCCTCGTTCTTGAACGCCTGGGATCGGTGCGGTTTTGTTCGCTTCCCATGCAATCACTTTTGCAGCTTCGACGTTTGTCGCTTGCACAACGATTTCGCTTGAACGGATATATTCGATGTCGTGAGTGTGATCATCGTAGTCGTTTGCGGGCACCGGCACTTGAACAATTTTGCCTTTGATTCTTTTTTTGCCCATCACCATAGGGCCAGACACGGATTTGATGATCGGAGTTTTGCCGTCTTCGCCGTCTTCCCATTCAACAACGTGAAAGTGACCGCCGATGGGCGTGGACGTTGTGATCCTAGCACCTTTCTTGTCGTAGGTTCTGAAAGGGTGCGTGTGTTCCCAGTGTGAAAACTTGCTGGGGTGTTCGTCAGGGTGTTCGTTTTGTTCGTCCCAGCCTTCGTACTTGATCACCTTGGCAACTGTGAGTTTGAAAAGATCAGTGAAGATTTTTTTTGTGCCAGACATGTTTCGTTCAAACGATTGTCCAGCCAAACTTTTGACGACAGGTTCTTTCACTTCTTGATCGGCGTCGCCTTCAAGGTCTAAGTCCAGGTCGTCGATTTCTGTTTTCGGTGTGCGACTTGCTTTGACGGCGTTTGCACTTGGTTTTCTTGTGATCGTTTTTTGTGTTGCCATATTCGGCACCCCCTCTATTCGGTTTTTGGATCATCAAACCCAAAGCCTGAAGCAAGCCGTCACAAAAAGGCAAGAACTTTCTTCAACGGCGCGTGGCACAAGACGGCCAGAACCGCCCGAAGCCTGTCGCGCTGGACTTCGGTCAAGTGGGGTTGAACGATCCAGGCGTTGATTGCATCGTGCAAATCTTGATTCGCCCGCATCGCATTCAAGGCTTGGAGTTCTTCGTTGATCGTTTTCTGTTTTCGCTTTTGGAGTTTCGTCGGTGTTTGCATGATTGATGTTCGCAAACACCACAAATGAAGTCTAGTCTAGTTCTGAAGAAATCTTCCGGCCCGTGATCACTGGCCGAACTTCTCGCCCGCAACAAGGACAGCGTTTGTGATCCGCAACACTCGACAAAAGTTGTTCGATCAGTTTTGGAATATCAAAGCCCAGCATTTCAAGTGTTTGCTTCACGGGTTCATCAACCGATGCTTTCACTTGTCGTCGATTGAATTTGCGTCTAGGTCGTTTCAGTGCCACTAGAGCCATTCCTTCCATTCGGTTAGGTCGAACAAACCTTCTTCGTCAGCTTCGATGAACTCATGTTCACGAAGTTCTTTTGCGGCTATCGACTCGTTCTTTGCAAAACGGCTTCCCAAGGTTTGCCAGTCGTAGATCAAAAGTTTCGTTTTCTTGCCCCTCTCTTTGATGCCAAGAAAGACAAGTGCTATGCCATCGTTCTTCAGTACGTTTGTCAAGTTGACAAGTTGACTGTCTTGCATATCGCGCACACTCAACGCGGCGAACTTCTTTTTGAACTTTGTTTCGATGGCAATGAACTTGCCGTCGATGCAAGCAACGATGTCACATGGTTTTGAAATAGTGAATCGAAGTCCGGTGATCTTCGACGAAGGGGCGTCAGGGATTTTGTAGGCCCATGCGCCCACTCGCCGAAGTGATTTCATCACGTCGGTTGTGAAATTCGATTCACGCATTCAGTTCGCGTTGACCGACTTGCGGTTGTGGTTCGTTCTTCTTTTCGTCAGGCACCTTCATCGAACCTTCAGGATATGATCGGCCCAGAAATTCAGAAAGTAGTTTGAAACGAACTTGCGCTTCGAGCGGAAGCGAAATGTTGTCAACGTAGATGCGGCACTTCTCGCCGTCTTCAATCGGCTGAACGACATTGATTGCGTCGCGCCTGATGAGTGTGACGGTGACTTGATCACCGATCTTGCATGGAATCTTTAGAATCATTTGTCCCCCTATTCGGTGTGCCTTAGTCGGCACACTCTGTTCGTATCTGAAAAGTGATCGGGCGTCCAGCACCTAGTTCAATGAGACGCACGATCCGATATGCTTCGGCTAAGTTATGAACAACACGCGCTTGCCATCCCAAATCAAACAACGGGTTGTTCAAAGTCAAAATCAATTTTGTTTTCATGGTCACATCCTTTCAAAAAAAATCCCATCAAACTATATGCATTTCTCATACCACAAATTTGCCCCTTGAGGGCCGACCTTTTGCCGCTTTTTGCCGTTTTTTTGCCGTCGAAATTTTTGGCGACAAAAAGGGGGTGGGCAAGGTTGGGCAAGAAAACAAGGCGTTTTCTATAAAGCCCTTTATATAAAATGCTATAACCTATAAACATCCCTATAAACCGCTTATATTCGATCTGACTATATCAGACTCCTAACAGTATCATTTCACTTTGCCCACTTTGCCAAGTGAACTAAACTATTGAAACTTCAACCGCTTTCGCGGGCAAGGTCTCTTCAAAAAACTTTGCCCGCGACTTATCCCACCTTGCCCACAAAATCGCAAAAGACCTTGCCCACCTTGGACAAAAACGAGAGACCTTGCCCACTTTTGTCACCACGTTTTGTAGGTCGTTTCACGGTCTTTCAGCCACACCAAGGCGCGGCCTTGCGGCCCCCGTTTTCGCACCTTCGGATACCCAAGAACTCGAAGTGCTTTTTTGATCCGAAGTTGCGTTGGATAGTCACACGATTTTTGAAGTTTTCCTTCAGTGATCGACATGCGAGACCACACGTCTTCAAAATCAAATTCGTTCGGGAAGTCTTCAGCTTCAATCACTCTTTGAACTTGCGTCTGGATTTCATCGACAACAAAACGGTCTTTCTGTTCACCGCTTGCGTAGTCCCTGACTTCTTCATCGTCTAAGAAAAGGGCTTCGCCCATCCCATAGGTGACAACCGCTTCGGCCCACAACTGATCACGGTCACGAAGTAGTGCGCGGATATTGAACTTCGTTGTTTGCACGGGCCAAAATCTTCGCCCGCCCGTTGCATCCTTCAAATACTCGTCGTCGTTTGTTGTGCCGACAAATACGCACTGTCTTGGATAAGTCTGTGACCTTCGCCCGAAGGCTTTTCGTACGACATCAAATTGTCGAGTGATGAAAGCCTTTAGGTCATTTGCTTCGGCGCGGTTCATTGATGCAAGTTCACCGAGTTCGATCAGCCATTTGCCGCGCATGTTGTCTACAACATCTTTATTTGTGATGTCGCCGAGTGAATCAGAACCCCACTTGTGCGAAAGGATTTGAACGAATGTGGACTTGCCCACACCTTGGGGGCCTTCGAGAATCATCACATGATCGTATTTGATGCCTGGGTGAAACACGCGGGCGACAGCCGCACACATGAACTTTCGGCCTACGGCTGACAAGTATCTTGTGTCACCGACCGCCCCGCAATACTTTTGAAGCATTGAGTCCAGTCGTTCTTTGCCGTCCCATTTCAGCGACTTCAAGTATCGTTGCACCGGATGAAACGCATTCTCTTTGCCAAGTTGAAAGGTTATGTCGGCGACGGCTTGAGTGCTGGCTTCGATGCCCCATTCTTTAGACAGCCACGTTTTGATTCGGATGTCGTCAAGGTCGGTGAGTTCACGCCCGACATCGGATTCATCGCCCCAGGGCGGTGCGAACGTGTAGATATTTGCTTGATTGAACTCATCATAGGCAAAACAACTTTCAACCCGTTCGGTCTCGCCGCCTAGATTTTTCAGAATCAAATACAAGTTATGTGCGGTATTCTTCCACTGTCCGGTTTTTGTGCCTTGAAGTCTTGTTTGCCACGACACAAGTTCGGCTTCTTGCGCTTCAGCTTCTTCGTCTGATAGGGCCAGCATTTCATCAAGATCATCAATGATGGCTTCGCCTTCAAAGGCAATCTTCGCCGATCTTTCGTCTCTGATTTTGTCGATTTGATTTTGAAGCCATCTTGCAGCGGCGACCGGATCACCCTTGCCAGCTTCTAAGGGTTTTTCACTCAAGAAGTTTGACGGGTCTGTCAGCACGGTGAAGATTTGTTCGTCAGTTAGTCCCGCCATGATCAGGCCGTTCAAAGCGGCAAAGATAGCCTCCGAACGTGACGGATATTTTTCAAACCCACGGCCCGATGTGATTAAATCATAGAACTTTTCAGGCACGGGGGCCGAAAACAAATCAATGTCAGCAAACTTCACTTCTTTTTTTGAACTCTTGAGAAGTCGAACGCGACTTGGTTCAAAGTTTTTGTGAAGTGGAATCCCGTCCCACTCACGAAGCGGCGATTCCCATTGATAGGCGCGGCCCGAATCAGGATGGGTTGAAGGCGGGATCACGACTTGCTTGCCTTCGCCGAAGACATCGACTTCCCAGGCAAGACGCATTCGGTATCCGGCTTTGATTTCATCCTCGGTCAAATATTCACGATCAGTTTTTGAAGCATCAACTGACGGCATGAATACTTTGACTTTGTGATTTGACCTCAATGCTTTGAACGATTGTTGTGGTGTTTGTGTTCTGAAATAAAAGTGACAACTTCCCCCGCCTCGGCCCGAAAGAACTCGCGGCGCGAACTCATGCGAAGGACAGAAATTGTGAAGTGCAACTTCCATTTCTTTCAAGTGAATCGGATCACTGGACTTCACGTCACAATCAAGAACACATAGATATGTGCCGTCTTTGAACTTCGATGCGGCCCCAAGCCTGACGCCGACGTTGTTTGCTTCTTTAAATGTTTTTTGCAAGACTTCCCAGGGCTTTCGATCCCCCGTTGTCCAGTCTTCACCGATGGGCCGCTTTGACTTTGGATATAACCAAAGGATAGCAAAGCCCATATCATAGAAGCGTTTCACTTCACGTAGTGTGTTCATTCTTTGCCCCTTCAATTCTTTTCTTAGCTATTTCAAAATACTTATCGTCCTTTTCAATACCGATGAAATTTCTGTTTAAGTTCTTGCAAGCTACACCAGTTGAGCCAGACCCCATAGTGAAGTCGAGAACCGTTTCTCCTTCGAGAGTGTAGGTCTTGATCAAATATTCAAGAAGAGGGACGGGTTTTTGTGTTGGATGAAGTCGGCTGGTATTTGCCTCGCCTTTAAATTCAAGAATGTTTCTAGGATAGTTCTTAAATTCATAAGCGAGGTAGTCGCCTCGAAATTTACCTGGCGTTTCATTGTGACAAACGTCTGACCAATTACTTTCTGCTTTTTTAGTCTTGGCGTTGTTGTTTTTTTCTAAACCCTGTGGGTAATACCTAAGTGCGCGAGTGGTTCGACTAGCGTGATATGTTTTAGCCGGACTAAAAACGCTTATGATTTCATAGGAAGACATGGGTTTGCATTTTGCCAAGGTGTGGCCAGTTGGAACATTCTTTTTCCAAATCCAGTCATATTTAAACTCCTTAATGTTGCTCATTCGTAAGTGACTTGAAAAAGGCTCACTCCCAAACAAAACACAAGCCGCATTGTCTTTGCGAATACGCTTTAACTCTTTCCACATTGGCTCGAATGGAATAACTGTATCCCACTTGCAAGCAGTCGTTCCATAAGGTGGATCAGTGAGAATAAGATCAATCGACTTATCTTCAATCCATTCAAGAACGTCCAAACAGTCACCTCTATATATTTCTATTTTTGACATATCCGTCCCCTACTTCTTTTGACCGAAATCAAATTCAAGCTGTGACTCGACATGATGATCAACGAAAGGTTGATAGATTCCTTCCCAAGAAAGAAGGCCATTTGTCAGCGCGATAAGACGTGCCGCCGTGTGCGGCTTCGGTGCCGATCTTTTCGACTTCCAGAAATAGACCGTTTGTTCATCGACCCCCAAGTCACGGGCAATCGCCGCACCTGTCCGAAGTTCGATATAGTCTTGTAAAGTAAAGAGTTTTGCCATTTCAGCCCCCTTTGAAGAAATTTCACTGATTTAATGTTGACAGGTTTTGAACGATAAAGCATTGTAGACCCACCTGCAACAACAAATAGGGGGCGTCTATGCTTGCGAAACTCATCGCGGCAATCGTTGTCGGTCTTATGTTCGTGCTTCTTCTCGCGGGCTTCAGTGCTATCTGGGGATTGATCTTCCAACTTCTGTTCAATTTCATTGCACCTATTTTTTGGAAGGAAGCACCTGTCTTGACGTTCTATCAGGCATGGGCAATTTCTTTTGCAATCGGTTATGTCGCCGAACTTTTCAAACGCCGCAAATAACAATATAAAAGGAAGCCCGAATCGTGCTTGAAGTAAACTTCGACGGCGTGAAATACGTCGCCCGCTTATCATACGACATGAAACCATTTGTTCAGGCCGCGCCCTTTTTCTGGGACGCGGACTTGAAGAAGTATGTTTCGCACGATCACAAAGCCGCGTATCGTTTGATTGACTACGCCACACCACAAACTCGCAAATACATTCTTGATCAACTGGGCCTTCAGCCGTTGAATCCTGATTTCACAAAGATCACTTGGCCCGAAGGCAAAAAACCTTTTCTTCATCAAATCGAATTTGTGAAGTGGGCCTTGCAAAGACGCGCATCTTATATTGCGGGCGAAGCGGGCACGGGCAAAACGCCCGCCGCCGTGATGTGCATGAACGCCGAACCTGGGCCTTCGATAGTTATTTGCCCCGCTTTCTTGGCCCTGAACTGGGCTGCTGAAATCGAAGCATGGACGACGTGGAAGAACAAACCACAAATTGACATCGTTCGGGGGCAAAAACATTTATTCGACGAAAAAGCTGACATCTATATTGTGCCCGCAAGCGTTGTTCATGTTGATCGAATCCGCGAGTTCTTCTTTGAGTGCGGTCGAAAGTTCAAATGGCTTTTCATAGATGAAGCGCACTACTTCAAAAATCCCGACGTGAAGCGAACGCAAAGTGTTCTTGGGGGAAGAGTTCAAGTCGGCAACAGAAAGAAAGTCTGGCAAGGCTTTCACCGAATCGCTGATCACGTTGTCAATATGTCAGGCACCCCAATGCCAAACGGTCGTCCGATTGAACTATTCCCCATTCTATCAAAACACGCGCCCCATGTGATCGAGTATTTAGACAAGCACCGATACGCTTTGAAATACTGTGATGCCTTTGAAGGTGAATGGGGATGGGACTACACGGGCGCATCGAACCTTGAAGAGTTCAACACTCGGTTGAACAAAGACTTCATGCTGACAAAACGACTTGAAGAGTGCGTGGACTTGCCGCCGAAGATGCCCGCAAAGTTCATTTACTTGGAAGAAGACAGGGGTGCAAAGCACATCGAATCCGAAATGAAGATTCTGAACGAAGTGTCACTTGATGAAATCATCAAGGCTGAAATCATGCGCGATGAAGCCTATGCCGAAAAGATCAGCCACGCAACGGCGTCGATGGGTGACAATGTTTTTGTCAGCGGCGGCTTTCAATTTTTGTCCGAACTTAGAAAACGTAATGGTCTTCGCAAAGTCGATCAGTCTTTGAAAGTGCTGAAAGAAATCATCGAAGACAAAGGTGAAGTTGTCGTGTTTGCATGGCACAAAGAAGTCGTGCATCTTTTGGCTGACGGTCTAGCAAAGTATGAACCTTTTGTGATCACGGGCGAAACGCCTATGAAGAAGAGACACGCTTCGGTTCAAGAATTTCAAAAATCAAATTCGCGCAATGTATTTGTGGCGAACATTGAAGCGGCGGGCGTGGGGTTGACGCTGACAAAAGCCGCGACCGTTGTGTTCGTTGAACCTTCTTGGGTGCCTGGGCAAAATGATCAGGCCATCAATCGTCTATATCGGATCACACAAACACGTTCAGTCCAGCCGATCTTTCTTGTGTGGAAGAACTCGCTTGATCACATGATCTTGAACGCACATCAACACAAGAATCAGAAGATTGACAAAGGCATCTATGGCAAATGAAAACGAAAGGCAACATCGCTTCGCCACGAATGAGAATATGGATACGCTGTCAGATACGACGGCGACTTAAAGAACAAAAACAAACGGGCGATTCGCCCACAACAAAGGAGAATGAGAATGTCGAGACTTGAACTTGTGATCATGGCTGGGGCCGAAAGCAAAGAATTTCTGGCTGGCTTGACGGCGCAACTTGACCGCGCTGAAAAACTTTTGGGGAATGTCGCCGCTGCAACGTCAGCCGCACAACCTGAAGCCGCGCCCGCTGAAACAAAAGCCGCACAACCTGAAGCCGCGCCCGCTGAAACAAAAGCCGCAAAAGGTAAAGGCAAAGCAAAGGCCGCGCCCGCGCCTGAAGTGGACGATGCACTTGAAACGGCACACGCCGACGCTGAAGCTGACGCCGCTTCTGAAGGTGACGACGATCTTTTCGGCGACGACGAACCCGCTGACGAAGGTCCGACTTTGGAAGATGTGCGCAAAGTTGTGAAAGATTTTGCAACTAAGCATGGCAAAGAAAAAGCGTTGAATTTGCTTGGCAAATTCAAAGTGACTGCAATCAACGACATCAAAAAATCTGACTACGGCAAAGTGATCGAACTTGCCAAGAAGCATTTGTAGGTCTTATGTCTGAACTAAAGCAACACGCCCGATATGCGGCATCTTCTTCTGAACGCTGGCTGAATTGTCCAGGTTCAGTTCAGTTGTCCGACGGGGCACCTGATCAAGAAGAAAGCGCGGCGGCTGAAGAAGGCACACGCGCACACGAACTCATGGAGTTCGCGTTGAATAGCAACGTGCGCGATGTTGTGACGTTCTTTGAAAACGAAGAAGACAAATATCCCTTGGACATGCGCGAGTATGTCCAGGGGTTTGTCGAGTGGGTGCGTTCGCAAATGAAGCCGCACTACGAATTGCTTGTTGAAGAACGAGTCGAACTTGACGGTGTGATCACTGATGACGCTGATCCCGTGATCAAAGTTGCGTTCGGCACAGTGGATGTTGCCATCATTGAACCGTTTGGTTGTTTGCATATCATTGACTTCAAGTATGGGCGCAAGCACGTCCCGCACGAAGACAATTCGCAAATGATGTACTATGCACTGGGCCTTGCCCACAAATTGAAATACGATTTCGATGAAGTCAAAACCACAATATATCAACCGCGTTCGGTGACTCGCAATCATCCGGCCCGCACCGCGACCTATGGACTCGGTGACCTATACAAATGGAAGCGCATTTTTGCTGACGGCATCAAAGCCGCTGAAAAGAAAAAGCCGAAACTCGAATCGGGTGAACATTGCTTTTTCTGTCCGGCAAAAATCATTTGCCCAGCTATCTACAAAAAATCGCTTGAGAAGGCGCAACTGGATTTTTCAAGCCCAGTTCAACCCGACCCAAAGCATTTGACTTCTGATCAACTTCGCACACTTTTGGATCAAACGGCGTATCTGAAATTGTGGATCAAAGAAGTCGAAACATACGCCGAGAATAGACTTAAGTCCGGCAATCGAATTGACGGCTGGACTTTAGAACCGACACGACCGACTCGGAAGTGGAAGGATCACGTCGACTTCAGGCAAACCAAGACGGTGAAACACTATCTTGATGTCAAAGCATATGAAGTTGACTTCCTAGTGACCGAACAAAAATCGGTTGCTGAAGTCGAAAAAGAAATGAAGAAACGAAAAGTGCCTTCAGAACTTATCGACAAATTTTTGCAAGACAACACGCACCTTGTATCCGGCGGGGTGAAGTTGTCGAAAACAAACACAAAAACTGACTATGGTGATTCAGGGCCGGACGACCTGATCATCGATTGAAAGGACTAGCCACATGGCTGAAAAACAAACCGCAACGAAAGTGATCACCCCGAAGTTTAGACTCTCATTCCCTGAACTTTTTGAACCCAAAGCATTTGAGGGCCAAGCCCCGAAGTATTCTATTCAAATGCTTTTCGACAAGAAAACTGATTTGTCGCCGTTGAAAGCGGTTGTCAAAAAAGCAATTGTTGATAAGTGGGGACAGAACCCGCCGAAGGGCCTCGTTCTTCCGTTCAAAGACGGCAACGAAAAAGACCTTGAAGGATATGAAGACAAGATTGTGGTGTCGGCTTCGACGAAGTTCAAACCACAAGTTGTTGATCAAAAGGTTGAGCCGATTCTTGTCGCCGATGACATCTATGCCGGATGCTATGCCCGCGCTGCAATCAACGCCTATGCCTGGGAATACAAGAACGCAAAAGGGCAAGTGATGAAACGCGGAGTTTCGTTCAACTTGGAATCGGTGCAAAAGCTGGCTGAAGGCGAACGCTTTGTGAAACGTCCTGACGCTTCTGAAACATTCGATGCGGTTGACGACGGTTCTGACGATCCAAGCAATTTTGAAAAAGAAGATGATTTTGAACTGTAAACCTGAAAGGGTTTGAAGATGAATTGTCGTTCTAGTATTTTTGCCCGCCGTGAATCGCGGCGGGCTTTTTGAAGTCAGCGGCCCGCACAGTGTAAACCGTTATAAAATCGTGACTGGGCAATATATGGGCCGCTGACTTGAGAAACCACAAAATGAAAGGCGGTATTCAATGGACGACAAAGGTCACATGTATGATTCAGAAAAAGAATCAATCCCAAAAAATCGTTTGCGCACGTTGATCAATCTTCGTTTCAAGGCTTGGCTTGAATACAACAAACTGAAGCCCGACATGATCACAAAGATAAAGATGAAACAAGCATTTGAAGCGGGCTTCATGGCCCGCGAAGTGGGGGGAATAGTCACATGAAGTTGTTGCTGGACTACGAGACAAGATCACGCGCCGATCTGCCGTCAGTAGGGCAACACATGTATGCGAGACATCCTTCAACTGAAATCATGTGCGTGGGCTGGAAGATCATCGGCGAAAAGAAAGCCCATGTGATATCAATGCCCGCGATATACACCGATGATCCGAGTGAAACAAAAGAGTTCTACTATGCGCTGAAACATGCTGAACACGTTGTTGCGCACAACGCCCCCTTTGAACAAGCAATCTACAATCATGTGCACCTTCAAACAACACCGATGGGCGCAAAGATGCGAACGCTTGAACCAAAGGACTACATTTGCACTTTGTCATTGTGTTCAATCTTAGCCCTTCCCCGTGGACTTGAGGGCGCGGGCCTTGCGCTCAATCTTCCTATCAAGAAGGATGTTGAGGGGCGAAAACTTCTTCTTCAAATGTGCAAGCCGCGCCCCCCAGTTCAGAACATCAAAGCCTGGATCGAATGGCAGGAAGAAAACGAGTTCATGTCCCGCCTCTACGAATACTGTCGCACCGACTTGTGGACTGAAGAAGCCCTATACTATGCCGTTCGCAAGTATTCCCCTTTCACTCAAAAAGAACGCGAATTGTGGGTGCTTGATCAAAAGATCAATCAACGTGGCTTCACCGTGGACATTGAACTTGTCGATCAAATTCTTGCGATGATTCATCAAGAAGAAAAAGAACTCACGCATCAACTTCGTTTGAAAACTTTTGGATCAGTGAAGACCGCAAAATCAACGGCGGCTTTCAAAAGATTTTTGGAAGATCAAGGTTTTTCACTTCCAAACCTTCAAAAGAAAACTGTCGATGATGCTTTGAAAGACATCGACAAATTAAAAGACGTTGCAAATCAAGATGTGATCGACGTGCTGAAGATTCGTCAGTCGCTTGGCAAATCCAGTGTTTCAAAATATCAAGCCTTCAAAGACCGATGCGACCGCCTCGACAACCGCGTCCGCGATAACCTTTTGTTTCATGGCGCGTCAACGGGCCGCTGGGCGGGCATGGGCGTTCAACCCCAGAACTTCCCCAGGGGGACGATGAAAGTCCCGCCATACGCCTATTCTGATCTTTTGGAAGGCGATTTAGATATGATTCGGCTGATCTACGGGCGGCCTATGGACCTGTTTTCTTCGGCCCTTCGCGGCATGATTATCGCAAGTCCTGGGTATGAACTCTTCTGTGCCGACTTCAGTTCAATCGAAGCCCGCGTTCTTCTATGGCTTGCGGGCGACAAACCTGGGTTGAAAGAATATGCCGACGGTCTCGACATCTACTGTTCGATGGCGGCCACAATCTACGGATGCACCTACGAAGAAGTGCTGGCCGAATATAGAGCGGAAGGATATTCCGAACGCCGACAAATGGGCAAGAAAGTGATTCTTGCTTGCGGCTATCAAATGGGGCTGAAGAAGTTTGCGCAAACTTGTAAAGATGAAGGCATTGATGTTGCCGAGTCACTTCTTGAACGCGCACATCAAGCCTTTCGTGAAAAGTATCCGCTTGTCCCGAAAGTCTGGGACAACTATGAAAGGGCTGCAATCTACGCCGTCGTCAACAAAGGCAAGAAAGTCACGATCAACAAAGTCACATGGTTTGTCGAAGGTGACTTCTTGTTTGCGCGACTTCCTTCGGGCCGCAAACTTGCCTACTACAAACCGGAAGTTCGCAATGAAGAGACACCTTGGGGTGAACTTCGTCCGAAACTTTATATCTACACGACTGATTCAAAAACAAAATGGGTTCAACGTGCGGTATATGGGGGCCTTCTTTGCGAAAACATTTGTCAGGCCGTCTCACGCGATTGCATGAGTGAATCAATGATTCGAGTTGATGCCGCTGGATATGAAATCCTATTCACTGTTCACGATGAAATCTTGTGCGAAAAATTGATCGGTAAAGGTCAATGGGAAGAGTTTGAACGACTCATGTCGCAACGGCCCGAATGGGGCCAAGACATCCCGTTGAAGGTCGGGGGCTGGACAGACTTCAGGTATCGCAAAGGTTGACGTGTGCGGTGTTTTCGGGGTGAACTCTTAGGGCCACAATCACAAAATAGAAAAGGGGGCAAAATGAGTTTCATGCGTGAAGTGTACGCTGTCAGTTCTGAATACTTGGGACTGTCTGAAATCAGCGGACCGAAAGACAATCGAATGATCGAAGTCGCGCATCGACTGTGCAACATCGAAGGCGACGCGGGCGGTTCACATACCGACGAAATCCCGTGGTGTTCTTCTTGGATCGTGTTGTGCATGGTGCTTGCGAACATTCGCCGAAATCCGAAAGCCGCTTGCGACGTGCTTCGCAAACGCGGAATCAAAGAAGGCATGATCATTGAATTGTTTGTCTTCGCAAAAGTTGACTACAACAAAATGAAAGACATCGACACGGGTGTTCTGTTCATTCATCCGACTTGGAGTGCATCTTCAAAGTCTTGGGACACCTGGGGGGTTGAAGTGCCAAACGCACAAGCACAACGCGGTGATCTTCTTCGTCTCACGCGAGACGGCGGCGGTCACATCACACAAATGGACGAAGACAAACTCGGCTTGATCATGCTGAAATGTCTCGGCGGCAATCAATCGAACAAAGTCACTTCTTCGACTTCATATTTGCGAAGCCGACTTGTTCACATTCGTCGTGCGAAAGAAGATGTGGCAAGTGCGCCGACCGCACCGCCTACTTCTGAAGATCGAACGGATGACTCAAAACCGACTCTTCGTCGTGGCGACAAAGGACAATATGTCACGCTTCTTCAAAACCGTTTGAATCAACTTTCTTTTGTGTTGAAAGTTGACGGCGACTTCGGCCCGCAAACTGATAGCGTTGTGAGAGCCTATCAGCAAGTCAAAGGCTTGAAAGTTGACGGCATTGTCGGACCGAAAACCTGGGCCGCAATCATGGGCGGGGGCGTGAATGAAACACCACAACCTGAACCTGTAAAGCCGCCGACGGGCAAAATCACAACGGGACAAGATGCCGACGAAGGCACTGAACCGTGGTATCGACGAATGTTTGCCGCATGTGAAATCGACGCGGGCAAAGAAGCGCAAGTCGCAAAAACTGTGAAGACAATTGAAGCGGGATATGCTCGCTATCTTGCTGTCGCAAAAAGAATCGGCGCGGCTGTCCCTGAAAACTTCGCTTGGATTCTGGGTGTGATTCATTTCAAAGAAGCATCTTGCAACTTTGCGGGCGTTCTTCACAACGGTGAAAAGATTGTCGGCACTGGACGCAAAACTTCAATCGTCCCGAAAGGTCGTGGGCCTTTTGCGACTTGGGAAGATGCGGCTGTCGATGCACTTGTCGGTGAATCTTCTCGCTGGAAGAAATTGATTGAAGGGGACAACGACATCGGTAACATCTTGTATGCACTTGAAAGATACAACGGCACTGGATACATTTCGGGTGCTGGCAAAGCTGAAACGTCACCCTATTTGTGGGCGTGTTCAAACATCAACGATGATGCTGGCAAATATGTTTCAGACGGCAAATTTGATCCCAATGCTTCCACTCAATCGTCGGCTGGGGCCGCCGTGATCTTGAAAGAACTTTACAAACAGGGCAAATTCAAAATTCAGTCCTAGAAAGGAAGAACTATGTTGAAGAAAGTTGCATACTCGAAAGAACCAAAATTGCACGTTCACCGCTATGTCGTTGCGATTCATCGCGAAACTTCAAGCGGCTGGAAGACAGGATTTTGGTATTGCACAAGTCAAAAAGAAGTGAGAGCGCGATGTGAAAAAGTGCCGAAGGGTGCTATCATCGAAGTGTTTTCAGCGGTCCACAATTTCGTTCAAGCCTACGAGAAGGCTTAGGGCGAATCACGAACGTGGACAAAACCCCCTACTGACTTATCGGTAGGGGGTGTTTTCTTTTCTTGATTCTCAAATTGATACTACCTAGGCTGGAAGTGAGGCACAGAATCGGTCGAGACCAGAAGCGGCGAAAATTACGACACTGCGCAGAAGTTTGACGATCTATGAGGATGCGCAGAAGTTTGACGATCTATGAGGATGCGCAGAGATAACGCGGAGTTGCGCGGGAAATAATTTCACGGCTGCCTGAAAGTTCTTCACCCCTGAAGGCCTCAACTTGAATAAGCCGCAGAACGGCGTTGTCCTCTCGATTGCTATGAGTAGGTTATGAACGCATTCGTAGAATATGAAAGTGGGGACTAAGTATGAAACTTGTAAGAACAATAACCGACGAAGACGAACCAGTGACGTTTGTTTTTGAGATGACGAAGTGGGTAAGGCCAGGTGTCATATCGGTCACGGTCGATGAGAGGGGTCGCGCTAGCATAGACTCATCGGACGACTCGCGCTTTCTAAGCGAAGAGGAAAGAGCGGATTTAAAGCTATTCGCTGAAATCGAATTTGAAGCGAAGATCCCGATAAGTAAAGCATAACGCCGAATAATGGAAAGTAACTTATGTTGAGGTGATTGAATGAGAATCAACACAGAAAAAATAAAAGACCTTGGCCCGTGTAAAGACCGATTAGATAATTATTTGAAGCATTATCCGGACTTTGATGGTTCATTGGAAGACTTCATCATGCTTAAAGAACTGACTTATGATGATAAAGTCTGGGTGTTTGTGCGAATAGCGACACTAGAACAAAACGTCAGATGGTCTTTGCTTTGTGCATCCAAGGTTCTTTCAATTTTTGAAGAGAAGTGTCCAGGCGATAAAAGACCACGACAAGCTCTATATGCTGTTAAGGCATGGCTAAATAGTCCCACAAAAGAGAACGCCTATGCCGTCTCCGAAGCCACCCGTGACGCCGCCTATGCCGCCCGTGCCGCCTCCGAAGCCGCTCGTGCCGCCGCCTATGCCGCCTCCGATGCCGCCTATGCCGCCTCCGATGCCGCCTATGCCTCCACCTATGCCGCCCGAGCTGCCGCCTATGCCACCCGTGCCACCTCCGAAGCCGCCACCGATGCCGCCGACTATGCGCGAGAGAATCAAGAACAGGTAAACTTACTAATGATGGTGGATGCTCTGAAATGAAATTATCAGACTTAAAAGATGCGGATTTTGAAGAAGCGAAGGGGGTTTTCTTTTCTTGAGTCTCAAATTGATACTATCTAGGCCGAAAGTGAATCACCATGCCGCAATGTTCGCCTTCAGCCATCGCTTGCAAAAGGTCCATCCGAATCGCATCACCACGATTCACGTTGTAGGGCACACCGCCGTCAAGAACAGGGGCGGCGATTCCGGTGCCCGTGTCACCGATTTCAAACCAAGTTTCAGCGGGCGCGGTCGGACCGATCTTCGCTGTCGTTGACAAGATCGAAGTGAATGAACCCGATCCCTTCGGCTTCACTTTCAAATCAAGTTCTGTGATTCCGCTGACCCCTTCTTTGAAGTTGTATGTCCAGATATTAAATATCTCCGCATCAAATTCAAAGAAGTGAAGGCCGTCAATTGCGTTCACCGGATAAGATGTGGGCGGAAGAAGACCGTAGTTGCCATTGACTCGAAAGTTCTTTTCTTGATGGGTTCGATGCCCCAAGAAGTTGATCATGCCCCCGATCTTTCGCCATGTGGCTTCAGATACCGAAGAAGCGTTTTTGACTTCAAGACCTACGATGAACTTGCGAAGGTCTGGGATAAGTGCTGCCATAGAAAAACTCCTTTATAGATACCTGTAAGGTGCGCCGCCGTCTTTGAATCCGATCAAATCAATTTCGTATCCGGCGGCGGGTGTGAATCCCAGTGAATCACTCACTGTGATTGTCGATCCGGTCACGTCAGTCACACGAACTTCAGGACTCACAACGTCCCACTTTTCATCGCCTTGTCCACGAACCAAAAGGATTGCGCCTTCAAGAAATTTGTCAGCATCAAGTCCCGCGACGGTGAATTGTGTGTCGCTGATTCCGGCCAGCACTTCGACAGTCGGATTTGTATAGACAAAAATCCGTTTCGCCATTTGCTGATCTTCGGGATCGGCGTTGTCTGGATATTGTGCGATGTCCACGATGTAGTCGTCAAGAACTGGGAAGGGCACGGGATCATCGAGAATCATTAAGAAATCGTCTGAAGGCGAAAAGCCGACAAGTATTGTTTCAAAAACATTGTCCCACATGTCGTCGTGGATGATCACTCGCAAACCGATGTATGGTGTCCACTTGTTCTTTTCAATTCGTGGGGGCAAAGTTTCATAGCTATTTTTGATCTTCACTTCATTGCCGCTTGATCCAGCCGCGACAGTTTGCGAAGAGGGCGACACGATCCCGTACCGACCGTTAGCAAGTGAATACCCGCTGTCGATCAAATCAAGTTTCACTTCCCCTGATTTGATGCTCAAAGATTTATTTGCAACTTCAAAAAGTCGCGGGGCAAAGTTTCGATTGCCTTTTTTTGTATCGGGAAGCTGAAGCGTTTTGTCCCCAAACACCACAACATCGCCGACATCGGTGTCAAAAGTCTTGCCATAAAAAGCATAGGTCGTGACTTGTTCGGCCCCGAATTTGTATTTGTCACCGAAGCGACGTTTCAAGATTTCAATGATTGTCGTCGTATCGGTTGAAGGGCGCAAACCCCTTGCGTCGATCACAAGTGTTTTGTTGCCGACAGGGATTCTGTTTTTTGAATCTTGCTGAATTTCTAAGTCACCCGACAATCGACGTTCATCAACGACCGCTTCGTTGTATTTGAAAAGCACGTTGTTGTAGAAATACTTGTTGATAGAACGCTTGATCTTATTTTGCTGGGGCTTAGTTGTGTTTGTTGAATCAAGGACCTTGATGTCAGCGGCACCCAAAGGCGGCGAAGTATATCCAACCGAGACTTTGCCCCGACGTGGAAGAGTGAACGCGCCCGTTGGGAAGAGAATTTCAGTATCAATGAAATCCTTGCCGATCACAGAGTCTTTCAAATAGAAATCGTACGTAAAGATCGAAGAAGAAAACACTTCGTTCAATCGTTCAAATTCAGGCACATCAACTTCATCGCCGCCCATTCCAAGGCCCGCACCTGTCGGAAGAACATTCCATTTTGATGCGAACGCAATTGTGCCTTCAGAAGACAAACTTGTCGAAAGTGAAACGCCTTGAAGAACGATATATGAACCGTATGGTGTGGCGACAACATCTTGAATGATGGCATCGGTGACGTTGTTTGACGGCACCTGATCACCCGTGATCGTGCAACGATCACCGACCGTCACGCCCCACATGTCTTGAATGTTCATGTTTTCAAACCAAACGGCATTCGGAATCGGGCCGACGCCTTCGACTTCAACGATTGATTTAATTTGAATGCCATCTGTGAAATTTGCTGGGCCGCCCGACATAAGAATGCGAAGGGCCATTTCAAACGCTGAACCTTCGAGTCGATAGAAAGTATCGACACTTGTTCCATTGCCGTGATGTGCACCCTCGGCACGTTCATCAATCGAAGCCAAAGCACCGCGAGTGCATCCGGTGATCGTTGTTGCAGTCAGTCCAGTGTATTCGATCACTTCATCGTCGATTCGCACATAGGTGCGAAGTCCGGCTGAAGGCACGGGCAAAAGCATTCCGGCAGTTGAGACGACGTTGATTGTGGTGTCTGAATCCAGCGGTGTTGACGCCTGAACAGTTTGCGGTTCGTTTGTGAAGTTTGTGTCGATCTTAATATCAACAAGGGCAACGGCATCAATCGACCTTTCGATTGCATTTCGGATGTGCCGCGCTTGTGTGTTGCCTGGATCAATTTGAACTGTGATGGCCGTGCCGACTACACTGACAACTTCAGAGCCGACAGTTGCGCCCGAAGTATATGTCACTGTCACAGTGCCGACGACATCACGTCTTGTTTTGTAAAGAATATGTTGAATGTTTTTGCTTCTGAAATTCAAATCAGAAGTCAGTTCAGTTGTGATTTTTTGGAAGATTTCAACGCGCTTTTTTTGTTCGGGGTGCGCGACATTCAACACGATAGTTGAACCGCCGGATACTTCGTCAATGATACCTGAAAAGATACGAACGAAATCTTGCGGCCATGCCGTGTCTTGATACCCTAGATAGACATTTGCTTTTCTTCCCAGGATGTCTTCAACGACTTCCCCAGGCGTGATCAATTCAGTGATCAATCCGTTTTTGTCTATCAATGAAACTTGAATCGAAGGGACAGAAGAAGTCCCCCCTTTGTCTTGAAGTAGTTGTTGCGAAATGGAGTTTGACGAACCGTTTAGGTCCACAACATCGAGTTGATTCTCGTAGGCATTCAAGCCCCCGATCTTCCATTCGTCGCCGATTTCAAGCCCAGGATCACCGATCTTGATATATTTTTTGACTTCGCCGATCCCGAAAACAGTTTCAACGCCGTCGATCTGAAGAACCAGTTGTGGTTCTTGAGTTCGGGCGTCCGCTTTCGTCTGGGCTTTGACCGTGAGTTCAGTTGCCATTTTTTATTTGCCCCTACATTGCTGATCGTAGCATTTCTTTGCTTCGTTGTAGTAGTTGCGGGCGCGGACAAGTTCTTCGTCAGTCAATACGAAATAGCCGTCTTTCAGACACTCTGAAAGTGGAATGTCTTTTTCAAATTTGAAAGTCAGCTTGTCGCCGAACTCCATTGTATATTGTTTGCACTTGCCAAGCCGCTGAAGGATTTGTTTCGGTCGGATGTCGGGATCTTTTGGAAGACAAGAACATCCGACAATCAACGCCGCACTAGCGACCGTTGAGATAGTCTTCAGTTGCTTCTTCAATTTGTTCGTCAGTCCCATTGTTCACCGCCGCATCGTATTTCGGTTTGTTTGCTTCATCCTTTTTTTGTTGTTCTTCGTGGGCACGTCGGCGTTCTTGCCAAGCGGTGAAGTGATCCCACAAATAGCGAATCACATACTTCATCACATATTGCATGAACCACGCCCCAGCTTTAGAAAGAATCGCCGACATGTTTTGTCCCTTCCCTTTAAATGTCTTTGCTGATTTTGTCAGCCAGTTTCAAAAGTTCGGCTTTCACAACGGGCAACAACTGGGGCTTCACAGCCTCAATCATCACGTCGTCAATCTTGCCAGGGATAGTTTCTTTCAGCTTATCAAGCAAAGAAGCCATCAACGGTTCAGCTTGTGTTTCAACCGCCGCTTTTACTTGTGTTTCAACGAGTGCAAGAATTTGTTGTCCCAGGTTCATCATTCCCCCTTTTTGGTTTTGTCGGCTTCAAGCACCATGCACGAAGCCTCGATCTTATCATATTTGCATTTGAAATAGTCTGTCTGTTCGACATTGTGGGTGACAAACACACCCCACAAAATACCGATCAAAAGTTCCACGATCACTCTCCTTTTGGTTCGAACTTGAATTGATCTTCAAGTTTTTCAAGTCGTTTTTCGATGCTATCGACTCGCTTCTCGAAGGCCCCATTGTTTGCAATCAAAACACCGACGCGAACATTTAGGTCGTTGATGTTCTTGTTCAAATCCCAAAGAACGAAAACCCCCGCTGTCAGCACTGGCAAGAAAAGAAATTCAACGATGTCTCGCAAGTTTATTTTTAAGTCTGACTTCACTTTTGTCCCCATCATATTATAATAATAATATTCTGTTTTGGACTTACTGAGTGTTAGCCAAAACCACTCCCACAAGCCGGAATATTTGGTTCACCCCTGTTGAATTAAGACCGCCGATGACTGTCCCAGGTCCGGCTATAAATAGACCTGTAGAAACCCCAGCCGCCAATCCCGCAGCCGTTGACGGCCCACTAACTCCGGTATTCCCTTGCGGTGCTAGTATATCTGTAGTGGGTGCCGCAACTTGCATAACCGGCGTTCCCCCGAAGTGAACTTGCCAAAATGTCCCAGCTCCATGTGCGTTTGATGCATACATATGTCCGATAAATACTGCGTTAGCGGGTACTGTATATACTGTAAACAGAACCCCATTTGTTATAAGGCCAGTAGCGGCATTCACCGCATTATTGACTTTTATTCCGATATTAAGTGTTGCCATATTAAAAACCCCTTTCAGGTTCAAGTTTAGATTTCTTCGTAAACAATGATTAAACCGCACCCCGCGGCGTTGCCAGTCTGGGCTTGAATTAAGTCCATTCTCAACGCTGATTTTGCCGCGACCGCAAACGGAAGGGAAGACAAAACAGGGGCGGTGCATCCTGTCACCGTGTCGCCGACACCACACCACGCGTTCGCGCCCGCAGCGGGCACAACTTTCGGCGTAGTCAAGAAGATCGAAGTGAATACGCCCGACAAAAACGGTTTGACCTTCAAATCAAGTTCAGTTGTCCCGCCGCCGCCCGCGACTTCTTGATAGATGAATACGTTTGTGATTTGTATGTTTGAAGGTGCAATCCAAAACCCATCGACACCGTTCTGTGCGGGTGCGCCGCCGATAAGTCCGTTCAATTTCATGTCGATAGTCTTAGAACCGCCCGCGCCCCCAGAACCAGAACCGCCGACTGAATGAAGATACCACATGCCTGTCGTGTCGTCGAAAGCTGCAAAGACAGGTTGATTGTCGCCGAGTTGAACATCGGCCCCCGTGCCTGTTCGGATGTTGTCGATATTGTCTTTGAAGATCACATCGGCACCCGTTTGATTGATGAACATGATCAATTTGTTTGCGCCCGTCGGCGGAGTGATAGCTTCAATCGAAGCAAGTCCCACCCCCGTGAGTTTCACAATGGGTGCATTGACCGTTGTGATTTCTTGATCAGCACCCGTTTGCGTATTGATCACCGCACCCAAAAAGATTTCTTCAGCGACAGCGATATTTTTGAACGAGGCATTGCCTTGAACTTGAACGTCGTCACTGAAGATTTTGTCGCCGCCGAAAGTTGAGTTCTGTGATTCGATCACATCAAGTCTTGCTTCGGTGTCGTCAATATCAAGTTCAGCTTGCGTGAGTCGTGAACCAAGTGACGAAACATCTTCGCCGTCCACAAGGCCATCTTTGATCAAAACGCCGTCAACGGTGACACCCGCATCAAGTGTTGATTCACCGATTGTGTCTGTGAAGATGCCAGCGGTGAACTGTTTTGCGCCCGCAATCACTTGCGAAACGCCCGACACAATCACTTCATACATTGCAGAAAGAAGGCCGATCTTCCATTTTGAAGCAAGGGCCGAATCAAACTTAATGGCCGCATTGCCTGAAGGTCTTTCGACTTCAAGGCCCGCGTCTTCGGCTGACGTATCGGTGCCGCCCTTGTTGACTGTCACATACGCATCTTCAATTTCAAGATCAGTCGAATTGATCGAAGTTGTGGTGCCCTGAACTTCAAAGTCACCTTCGACAACAACATTGCCAGTGAAAGTTTTGTTTCCGCCGAAAGTAGAATCTTGCGATTCAATGATGTCCACTCGGTTTTCAAGTGAAGCAATATCAGCTTCAGCAACGTCAAGATCATCTTGTGTTTGTTTCAGTTGAGCATCTAGTTTTTCAACGGCAATTTTTCGGTTGTCGCCATTTGTAATATAGTTCTGATTTGCATAGTCGTTGATGGCTGTGTCCGCTTCGCCCGTTGTGCCCAGTCCTTCATAGATTTTGTTGATTGCCCTTTGAAGGTTGACAACAAAAGCACCGGACACGGAAAGGGTGTTTTCGAGCGCAACGGTGGCAACGGTCGAAGTCGTCGCGGACGTGCGAGACATGAAGGCTTGATTGAATGTGGTTTGATTCGCAAGTTGTCCGTTTACGACTGACATGAATCTACTCCTTGTTGATCACTTTGAAAGTCAAAAGGCCCGTCTCGAAGTATTCGGGAAGGCC